TGAACGGGGAAGAGCGCAACATTGCTGTTGATCCTGACAGTATACCGGTGCGCGGCACTTTTGAGCTGAAATAAGGGGGCGCAAATATGGAGCTGCGACGAACTGTAAAGATTGAAAGGTACTGGCCGCGCGTAATCGGTGATATGCGGGATTTCCAGCAAATTGCAAGGGGCGAAAATCCGGAGTTTGCTACGCTCTGGGAGGCGGCGGAGCGGTTTATTCAGGACTGCTTTGTCCACACCGGGACGGTCTGGGCGATTGAGCGATGGGAGCGCATATTCGGGCTGGAAACATACCCGACTGACACGCTGGATCAGCGGCGGGCGCGTATTCTGGCAATGATTGCCCGGAACCTGCCCTATACCATGCGGGCACTGCTGCGGATGCTCAATGCAATGCTGGGCGAGGGCAATTATTCGGCAACGGTGAACCCGGTAACAAGCACGCTGGTGGTGCTGGTCAATGTGCGAATAGCTCACCAGATGGACGATGTACGGCAGATGCTTGACGCCATAGTCCCGGCAAATCTGGCGATTGAGATCGGGAACCTTTATTCAACGCATGACCGGCTGAAAGGCTACACGCACGCGCAACTTGCGGCGTATACACACCAATATATACAAGAACAGTTAGAAGTGTAAGGAGATCAAAACAATGGCAACTACAACCGAAAATTTGGGGCTGACCAAACCGGACGCTGCGGAAGGCTACGACGTCGCTGTATTTAACAATAACGCCGACGCAATAGATCAGTTCGCCGGAGAAATGCGGCAGATGTTGGGCGGCGGGATTGGCGAAAAGCTGGACGCTATAAAGACCGACACCGAAGCGCTGGCGCAGGCTCTGGCAACCGCAAACGCTAACATTGCAACCCTGCTGACGCAACGCGGCAGCGTAAAGCGATTGTATAATGGTTCGTTTACAAGCGACCCCTCCAGCGGCGGGCAGACTATTGTGTCAATTCCTTCAGATATGAATGCCGACAAGTGCATTGTGTTGGCGCCGGGGGGAGTGGCGTGGCACAAGAACGGCAGAAGCATCGTTTTTAATATTAGCTTGGGTGCAAGTGGTTACTATCAGATAATGGAGTTATACTAATCCACCGAGCCGGGGCAACCCGGCTTTTTTGTGCCGAAATTGCCACAAATGGGAACAGCAGTTCTGGTATAATTAAGGCGAGGTGAAACGGCATGAAAATATTTATAAATCCGGGCCACGGCTGGAATGATCCCGGCGCGATTGGCCCGGCAGGAAACAAGGAAAGCGACGTAAACGCGAGAATTGCAGAGGCGGCAGCGGAAAGGCTGAAAGCGGCCGGGCATAAGGTGGTATTGTACCAGCAACAGCGCAAACTGGCGGATGTGGCGGCGAAAGCAAACAAGAGCAAGGCGGATTTATTCGTCTCCATACATTGCAACGCGGCCAGCAATACGGACGCGCGAGGGACGGAAACGTGGTATTATACCGGCTGCCCGCATGGAAGGGCTGCGGCCGTAACGATCCAGCGGGAAGTGGTCAAGGTGCTGCAATCCCGCAACAGAGGCGTGAAATCAAGCAAAAGTCTGTATGTGTTGCGCAAAACGGTGATGCCCGCCGTTCTGGTGGAAGTTGGCTTTTTGAGTAATGCGGCCGAAGAAAAAGAGATCGTCACGAATGCGGCGCAGATAGGGCAGGCAATCGCAGACGGAATTTTAACAAAGTAACCCCGTTTTTGGGGTTATTTTTATTTTTTTTGAAAAAAATCAGAAAAATAACATTTCACGGCTTGCAAATTACAAAAAACGGATTATATTAAATCTCTGTAAACCGGGAACGATCCCGAAATAAACCAAGCCGGAAGCGGCAGAAAGGACAAAAGAAAATGAAAAGCGCAGAAGAAAAAAGAATGGAAATGCAGGGCAAAATCAACGAGCTGCTTATTGAAATCGATCAGTTCTTCAGTGAAGCCCTTAATAATCCACAAACGAGCCGCGAAATCAAAGAGAAAGCCCGCCTGATTAGAATTGAAATTGCTTTGCAAAAGGCGAGAGACTGCGAATAATAAAACACCATCCGGGGAACCCCCCCCACACGTTCACCACCCCGCGCCGGGCGGGTAATCCCGGCAACTTTTCAACCAATAGGAGCAACAAATGGACAGAGAGCAATTTTTGGAACGGCGGAAGCAGGGGATCGGCGGCAGTGATATTGCTGCCATTATTGGGCTTTCACCGTGGAAAACCCCGCGCGACATCTACATGGATAAAAAGGGGCTGGCAGAGCCGGAGCCGGAAACGGATGCAATGTACTGGGGCACCACGTTGGAGGATATTGTAGCGCGGGAATACAGCAAGCGGACGGGACGGAAGATTGAACGCTGCAACGTGCTTTTCCGGCACCCGGAATACCCGTTTTTAATTGGCAACCTTGACCGCGTTGTATATGACGAAAACGGCAAAAAGCCGGTTGTCAAAGGTTGCTTAACTACCAAGCGGATTCTTGAGTGCAAGACTGCCAGCCAGTACGCCGCTGGAGACTGGGGCGAACCGGGAACGGATCAGATACCGGAACATTACAAGGCACAGGTTCAGTGGTACATGGGGATCACGGGCGCGCTGGTTTGCGACGTGGCAGTTTTGATCGGCAACCGCGATTTTCGCATTTACACCGTATACCGGGACGACGCTGTAATCGCCTACCTGTTCGGCGCGGGTGTTGCCTTCTGGAATGAATACATAGAGAAAGACATATTGCCGCCCGCCCGGACGCTGGCCGACATTGAAAGCGTATGCCACGGCACACCGAAGGCGCGGGCCTTTGCCAGCCTTGAGATCACCGACAAAGCGGAACGATACAGAGAGCTTGACGAACAAATCAAGGGCTTGAAAGCAGAGCAAGACGCGCTGAAAGTTGCGATCTGCGATTACATCGGGGATGCGGTGGAACTGGTCGCGCCGGACGCCCGGAAGCTGGCCAGTTGGAGCGCGGCAAAGCTGACCAGCAAGACCGACTGGAAAGCGGTTGCGGATGAATTGAAAGCGCCCGCCGACGTCATCGCAAAACATACCACCGAAACGATGACCGCGCGGCGGTTCACCATATCGGCAAAGTAACAATCAGGCCCGGAGAAATCCGGGCTTTTTTTGCGTTTTTTAAGAAAATCGCGTTTTTCTTCATTTCACGGCTTGCAAAATTGGGAAAACGGATTATATTAATAGCATAAACCAAGCCGGACACGGCAGAAAGGAAAATCGAAAATGGCACACAACGCAAAGGCAGGCGGCGAATGGGGCGCAAACGGGGAATTTTACAAGGGCGGCCAGTTCGTAGCCGACAACCCGAACACTACAAAAGGCGTGGCTGCTAAAAAGGGGCAGCGCAGAATTGAGATCGAGCCTTACAAGTGGATCCTTGCCGAAGCCGATATTTTCCCGATCATGAAAGCCGCCGGAATTGGAACAGTTGCAAGATTCAAGCGCACCAACGGCTGGAGAGATTACAGCGAAATTGAACTGCTGGCAAACGCCGAAGAACTCTGCATGCGTAACCATTGGGATGTTGAGCAAATCAAAAGTTTTATTGCCCAGTACAATGCAGGAGAAAGGATTTACAGAAAATGAAATGCAAAGAGTGCAAATGGTATGTTCCGGATGCGCCGCCGGAAATTGTTACAAAGGTAAAAAATATCGGTGACGGCAGGGGCAAATATGTTGAACGAAAAGTGTATAAACGGTGCAGTCTGCGTCTTAAAAGCAACGGACATATGGGGCAGTGCAGAGGAACACACAAATATTGTTTTGAACCGAAACAACCGGCCAATTAAGGCCACAACCAACAGGAGCAAAAAGCAATGAGCAAAAACGAAATTGAGCGCGTCAGCAATCCGCTGGCGCAATCCGGCAACTTTGCTGCGGCAACGCAGAATAACACCATGGGCGCGGTTGCAAGCGCGGGAGAAATTGCCCGAGTGCAAGCCCAGCTGGTGTATGCGGCCGGGCGTCCGCGCAACGAAGTAAAGGCGGTGGAACGAATGCTGACCGCTTTTCAGCGCAAGAGCCTTGCCGAAATCTCCGTGTATCAGTACGCCCGCGGCGGCGGCGATATTACCGGGCTTTCAATCCGCGCGGCGGAAGCCATGGCGATGGCTTGGGGCAATATGGACTTTGGCTTGCGCGAGCTGGAACAGAAGCAGGGCGAAAGCACCGTTGAAGCGTTCGCGTGGGATCTGGAAACGAATGTGCGCCGGTCGATAACTTTCCGCGTGCCGCATTTCCGCGATACCCGGCAGGGGCGCAAACGGCTGGAAGATAGCCGCGACATTTACGAATTGGTTGCCAATCAGGGCAGCCGCCGCGTGCGGGCCTGTATTCTGGCAGTGATCCCGCGCGATATTCAGGACGCTGTAAGCGAGCAGGTCGAAAAGACCATGAAGGCAACTGTAGAGGTAACGCCGGAGCGCGTCAAAGCAATGCTGGAAGGGTTCGCGCAATACGGCGTGACCAAAGCCATGGTTGAGGCGCGTATCCAGCGGAGCATTGACGCTATCACGCCCGCCCAGATGATTGCCTTGCGCCGGATATTCACCAGCTTGAAGGACGGCATGGGAACGGTTGCTGATTTCTTCGAGGTGGCAGCACCTGCGGCAGATAAAGCGCAAACGCTGGCCGGAAAAGCGGCTGCGGCTGCTGCGGAAGCAAAGGCGGCAGAACCGGCAGAATCAGAACCGGCGGCTGAACCGGTGCAAGATACCCTGATGTAACATCAACACCCGCGCCGGGCGGGTAATCCCGGCAGTATTACGGATGGAAATATCAATCACGGAAGCGGGGCTGATAGTCAAGGCGCTGAATAGCTATATACGGCGGAAGACGCGCGACTACAACCACGATGAACGCGAGGGCGCGACGCCCCAAGAGTTGAAATTCAAACAAGCACGAATTGAAGCAGCAAAAGAGCTGCGGGAAAGGTTAAAAAATGAGCTTTCAGAAATTTATCTGCATGGGTAATCTGACACGGGATCCGGAGCTGCGCTACACGCCCGGCGGCATGGCAGTGTGTGAGTTCACCGTGGCCGTCAACAGCACGCGGAAAGAGGATGGCACTTACTTCGGCGCGGTGTGCGCCTTCGGCAAGGTTGCAGAGGCTTGCCAGCGTTATCTGGGCAAGGGTTCGCCGGTGCTGGTGGAAGGCAAACTGAAAAACGACGAATGGGAAGACCGCCAAACTGGACAGAAACGCAGCAAGACGCGCATTTATGCCGACAGCGTCCAGTTTATCGGGAAAAGCGACAACACGCGCCAGAACGCCCAAAGCGGCGAAAATTCGGGCTATTCTGCGCCCGGAGGTAATCGCGGGCGTTATGGCGCGGACGATAGACCGCCGCCGATGCCGCCAATGCCGCCGGACACGGACGATCCGGGCTGGTAAAAATTTTTTGAAAAATCTTTGTTTTACGGCTTGCATTATTCGTTTTACGGATTATATTAATGCACTGTAAACCAAATAAACCAAGCCGGAGACGGCAGAAAGGACAAAAGAAAATGAAAAACCATTATTTCACCTTCGACGAGGCGAACGGAGCGGCCAACATGCGCAACCATAATAACGGCAAATTTGTCGGCGGCTGGTACGTCAAACGGCACTACCGGATCAGCGGCGGCGAACGCGTCGGGTACTGGTACTCAATCCACAAACGCCGGGCGGTAAAATGAAAACACTTCCGTTTTTCAAATTCGATGCTGAAAGCTGGCTGACCGGCAAGGTGCAATCCCTGCCGGTTGACGAAATCGGCATTTTCATAAATCTGGCGGCCCGGATATGGAAAGAAGGCGGCGCGTTGAAAAACGCCCGTTTCCTGCCGCGACTGCTGGGCGCAACCCGTGAACAGTTCGACGCGGCAATGCAAGACTTTCTGGAGCTGGAAATCATCGAAGAGGTGGACGGCTTTTTGCGGATCAAGTTTCTTGATGATCAGCTGGCGGAACGTCGGGCCTTTATCAGCAAGTGCGCTGAAGGTGGGCGCAAGGGTAAGAAGGCAACCACGGAGCAACCCGCAAGTAACCTTCAAGGTACCTTCAACGATCCGGCAGTAACCCCGGAGCAACCCGCAAGTAATAAGAAAGAAGAAAGAAGAAAGAAGATAGAAGAGAGAGAGAATAACGCGCCCGCGCCCGTGGACTTCGACAAAGTGCTTGGCAAGGGGCTGGCGCAGGGTTTCCGGCGCTGGCTGGGCGTTTGGCAGGAGATGCACGGTAACGGTCAGCCAATGCCGGTATACACGCAGGAGGCGCAAATAGCGCGACTTCTGGGCCTGCCGGAAGATATACGCCACGACGCTGTAAGCCGCGCAATAAGCGGCTGCTGGAAGCAAATACAGGACATCCGGCACGCTTCGCCGGCGGCGGCAGCAGCAGCGGCAACACGAACCCGGCAGACCGGCACGCTGACCGAGGCGCCGGAATACACGAACAACGAAAGAGGAGCAAAACGATGATCGAACTTAAAGACTGCATACCGACAATATCGGAGCTTGTAACGCGCGGAAAAACGAAAGAAAACGAGCCCGCCAGCAGTTCGGCACTTGTTGCCATGGCGGAACACCTGAACGCTTGCGGCTTCACCGAATCAAACCCGGAAGTATTCAATGCCATTTGCGAATATGGCGCGTCAGAGATGGAGGGCAAAAACCGGAAAGGGCTTTTCATCCGCGGAGCTTGCGGGATCGGCAAGAGCTACGGCGTGGCATGTCTGGCCGTGATGTTCAAATGGCCGGTGATCGCTGCAAAGCAGCTGCAAGCGGCGTATTTGTCCGCCAAGAGTGACATTGAGTTTTTCCAGCTGGTTGACGCTCTGGACTTTTTCGGGCGGCCGCAAACAATCGTTATCGACGATGTAGGCACGGAAGATTGCCCGGTCATGAAGTACGGAACCGCGACAAACGTAATCGCGTCCGTGCTGGATCGCCGGTATTATCAAGGTTTTCAGCGCGCGGGCATCCGGACGATTGTAACCTGCAACTTGACGGACGAACAGCTGCGAGAACGGTACGGGCTGCGCATTGATGACCGTATGAACGAAATGTTTGCTTTTGCCACGGTGAAGGGCAGAAGTTTGAGAAAGTGAACACAAAATACAAGGAGACGAATAAATGGACAAAAAAGACGCTTTCCAGAGCATCACGGACGCCGTTGTCAAGGCGTTGCAATCAATCAAACTGAAGCCGGGCGAAACTTGCCCTTGCTGCGGCAGGAAAAAGGGCAGCCGGGTGATGACCGCAAAAATGCTTGAGGCCAACCGGCGCAATGTAAAGCTGGCGCAGGAAGCCAGACGGAAAAAATAACAACCACCAACCGCAGGGGCGCGAAATGAGAAAGAAACTGTACAATACCGCTGATGAAAAAAAGCAAGTTTTTGCTTGGTTGCGGTCGAAGAAAACACAGGCGGAAATGTCCGCAAAGTACGCAATCAGTGCCGCGTCAATCGGGGCAATGCGGCGGAACATTGACGGCGAATTTTCGCCGCTGCTGGTCATGCGTGTATGGCAGGCAATCCGGGAATGGAACCGGGCAAAAAGCGGCAACGCTGACCCGGCACAATTCGACTTGCCCGGTATGCCACCGACGCGCCGCAGCATACTGCTGGAGATGATCCAGAAGGAGCTGGACGCCGCCGGGGATGACAAACTGGAACGGTTCTACAAGGCAATCATAACGGCGTAAGGGGGCAATAATGGCAAACTTGAGAGTAACCCCAGAACTGCACCAGCTGCTGCGGGCAACTGCTGACCATGTGGGTCTTGATGTGTCCGACATCATCCGGCGCACAGCCCGCTGGATAAATAAGGGCCGCGCCGTGGTACGCGATGAAATCGAGAAAATGTACTACGAAAAGCCAACAGAGGTTATCCGCGTCCGGGGCTTTGAATTGCCCGCCGGATATACTCCGGCAGAGTTCCGGCGGCTGCTGGCTTGCCGGTGCTTTGAAGAGTTGCAAAAGCCGAAAGCGGAGCCGCCGAAATTCCCGGAGCGTGAGGGCGTGGACTACATATTGGAGAGTTCAGAAGAATGAGTGAAGCGACAGAAAAGCGGTACCGTGCGGAGGTCAACCCTCGGCAAGGCGGCAAAACAACAATGCTTGCATTGGCCAGCGAGCTGGTCAAGAAACAGAGGGAGATTGAACGGAAAGCAAGGGTTATTAAGCTGCTTGAGGACGACCTCAAAGAGGCACTGGGCGCGATCCAGAAGCATTGTGATAAGTGCTGGGATCTCCGGAAATTAGACCCGGCAGTGTGCCGGGCGTGCGCCTTCTGGGAGTTTAAGGAGGACATGAAAAGGTATGAGATGCTCGAACTGTAACAACGAAGTGCCGGAAAAGGACATATACCGCCGGACGGAAGAGCTTTATTGCCAGCACTGCAAGAAGTGGCGGTTCTATGGCAAACTGACCGCCAGATACCCAGCAGCCGGTGGCGGCACAATGAAGCCGGACAACGTAACCGAGCAGCTCAAGCGCGAATATGACGGAAAAACGGACTATTACCTTTGAACGAAGAAAAGACCGGGAGCAATTCCCGGCCTTTTTTTATTCCGCCAATCGGTCAATTTCCGCGCCGATGTAGCGCAGGAAAAGCGTTGTATTGATATAGTACGTCCAGCGGCTGGAAGTTTTTACAGCGGTACCAAAAGGGAATTTGCCCTGCTGCAATCCGATCCGGAGAAATTGCTCCGATACACCCATCAGGGCCGCCGCTTGTTTTACGGTCAATCTGTTATTCATTGCGACACCTCCTATCCGGGGCAGTTTTATTTTAACATTAATAATGTTTTTATTGTATAAATAGTGTTTTCCTAATATAATAATATTTAAGACTTTACGCATTTTATAAACTTGCTTTAAGGTTCTGTCAACTTTTTTGTACATGGCAACTACAATACACAAAAACACCGAAAATCCCCGCCGTTATTGAGTTTTAACAGGAACTGGGCTCTCCATTAAAAAGTTTGAAAACACTGCACTGTCTATGATTGTATGATGGTGTAAAAGGGGTAAATTTGAACGCGTAATACACACTAAATACACAAAAAACTCTTTACTTTTCTGAAATTTTCCGGTATTGTGAAGTTATACCAAAAACAGAAAATAAAGGGGCGCGAAAAATATGCGACTTGCCAATGGAATGGGGAGCGTTACGAAAATGAGCGGCAAACGCCGTAAACCGTGGAGAGTTAGAACAACTCTTGGCTGGACACCAGAGGGAAAACAGATATATAAGAATATCGGGACTTTTGCAACCCGGAAAGAAGCGTTTGAAGCGTTATATAATTGGAACGCTCAACCGCTATCAAACACCGATAAAATGAAGCGTGAAACTGTTGCAAATGGGCTTACTTTTGCCGATATGTATAATGCCTTTTTGCAATACAAAGAGGGCAAATTGTCTGAAACGATGATCTCACTTTATCGGACTGCATACAAGAATTTGGAGCCATTGCACCAGCAAATTTTCATCCAGTTGAAAAAGCCACACTTGCAGGATGTTTTCGACAACTGCACAAAGTCCAGCTCAACCAAAAGCAAAATGAAAGTGCTGATAAATGCGCTTTATAAATACGGCATTGAGCATGAAATAATTGAAAAAGATTACAGCGCCCAGATTGATATGGAAGTCAAGAAAAATGAAAAGGAATATCAGCCGTTCAGTGAGGAAGAAATAGAAACGATATGGACGCACGCATCCGCAGGGGATGAAGTGGCAAAGATCGTACTGCTGCAAATCTATACCGGCACACGGATAAGGGAACTGCTTGAGATCAATAAAGAAAACGTACATCTTGCGGACTGCTACATGGTCGGAGGCAAAAAGACCGAAGCCGGAAAAAATCGGATTATACCTTTGCACCGCCGAATTGTGCCGATACTGGAAGAGTTCTATAATCAGGATCGACCGCACTTATTTGTATCGAGCAGGGGAACCGCCTTGAAGTATCACACATTTTTGTATCACTTTGATGACCGCATGAAAGTGTGGGGTATGGATCACAACACGCATGACAGCAGACGGACACTTGCAACCCGATTGCATATTGCAGATGTGCCGTACCAAGTTATTCAGCAGATTTTAGGACACAGCCCAAACAATGTAACCATGAAGGCATATATAAAGAAAGATGTCAAGCACCTTGTCAGGTATGTAAATATGGTCAAATAGTCCCGATTTTCGGGGCTTTTTTATTTTTTCTTGAAAAAAATCAGAAAAATAACGTTTTACGGCTTGCAATTCCGCAAAACGGCATTATATTAAGCGATGTAAACCTGATAACAACCAAGCCGGAGACGGCAGAAAGGAAAAACGAAAAATGAGATACGCAAAAGGAACGACGACGGTCGCAGGAATCAACTTCGCAATTTTCGCGGACATCACCAAGCGCGGAATGTTCGCCGTCAACGAAACAACCGGCGAGGAAAAAGAGATCATCCGCAGCGGATATGCCACCAAAGACCTGACGATCCGCAAAGCAGTCGCCTGCGCCTTCGGCCTTCCCACCTTCCGCAGCAAATAACCAACCCCCAAAAAATAGGAGCAAATAAAATGAGATTCACAAACGGAGAACTGGCAATCTTTCTGTTGATGGTATTTTTAGCCGGAATTTTCGCGGGCTACACTCTGGGGCTGGCGCAGCAAGCAAGCTGGCACGCGGAACAGCAGGAAACGGCGCAGCGGTTCGCGGAGGCGGAAGAATGAGCAACCCGCGTTTTCAGTTGTACAGCGTGGAGATTGCCGGAAATCTGGCACGGCACAAACTGGATGTCACTGTAGCCATATACGGGCTTCAGTATAACAACCCGGACTTGGTGGAATGTGAGCTGCACAGCGTCAAACTCAAGCGCGGCAACCGCAGCCGGGAGGTGCTGGCATTTCTGGACGATGAACAACAGCGGGCGATCTGGGCAGAGATCGAGCACGAAGACCACTTGAACTACATCGAATGGCTGGAAGGCCAAGAGCATTAATAACAAACAAAAGGAGCAAAAAAATGAGTAAATGGGTGTGTGCGAAATGCAGCGACGATTCGCCGTGTTACTTTGACGGCGGGAACTGCGAACGGCAGCCGACAATGTGCCCGCTGGACGTTGACGGCTACCCGCAGTGGGAGCCGGCCGAACAGTTCGGAAATTCCGAACAGCTGCCGAAGCTGACAGAGGAAGTTTTCAACCGCCCGGACTGCCCGGAAGAGGCTACTTTTGCAATCGTTTATCAAAACGGTTCAGCTGCTTTTTTTCGGGGGAATTGTTACGACATAAAGCCAAGCGAAAGGGGCTGGGGGTATTCTCGCTCAAGTGGCGTTTATCAACTCTGCGAGATCCCCGGAAACTGGGACGCATCCGACTGGCAGCACAGCCTTGTTCGGCGACCCAAACCCACGACCGACGGCAAACTGCACATCCGCTTTAAGAAACTTCACAAGGACGCAAAAGCACCTTATCAGGGCACGCCCGGCAGTGCTGGCTATGATCTGACGGCGGTCAGCAAGGAAGAGTTCGACTGGGTTATCCGCTACGGCACCGGGCTGGCAGTTGAGATCCCGGCGGGCCATGTTGGGCTGGTGTTTCCGCGCTCAAGCGTCTACAAGACCGAATTGCTGCTGACAAACTGCGTCGGAGTAATTGACAGCGATTACCGGGGCGAAATTACGGCAGTTTTTGCAAAGGGCGCAAAAGACAAGGCCTACAACACCGGCGACCGGATCATGCAGCTGGTAATAATGCCGGTTCCGGCGGTTGAGTTCGTCGAAGCGGAAGAGCTGACCCAGACCGAACGCGGCACTGGTGGATATGGGAGTACCGGACGATGACGCGGGAGGAAAAACGCGATTACATGCGCGAATACATGCGGCAGTACAGGCACACGCCCGCCGGAAAAAAGTATAATATCGCCCGCTCCAAAAAACGGAATGACCGATACCGGAACGACCCCGAATACCGCGAAAAAATGAAAGAGCGCAGCCGCGCATATCACCAACGCAAAAAGGAGCTGGCAGCATGACGCCGAGAGCTGATAACGCCGCATATTTGCGGGAGTGGCGGGCGACTTCGCAAGCGTACAAAAAATGGAGCCTGCGAAATTCGCGCCGGAGAAATGCAAAGTATCAGGATGATCCCGAATACCGGGAGAAAGTCAAGGCGCGGCAGCGCGCTTATTATTGGCAAAAAAAGGAGCAAGAAAAATGAACGACAGATTTAAGTTTCGGGTGTGGGATAAAAAAGATAAAGAATATCTTGACCCGGATTACTACGAAGGCTTTTATTTAATGCCGGACGGTAAAGTTCATGTCGGAATGACGGTGGAAAATGGTCTTTACGATGAGTATCGAGTGATACCACCGCAACAGTTGATTGTCGAGCAATGCACTGGGCAACAGGACAAAAACGGCAACCTGATTTTTGAAGGCGACATACTGAAAACTGGCATTATTACGCCGCCGCTGCCGGTCTCTTTCGTTGACGGGGCCTTTGTTTATACATACGGCAATATGGGGAATTACCAGCTGCGGCAAGAAGTTTTAGTTGATTGTGAGATCGTCGGCACGATCCACGATCCGGAGTATAAAGACCATTTTCGTGAGGTCACGAAAATGATGGAGGTTGAATAATGGGCGACATGGCAGACATTTTTAAGGCGCACCGCCGGTATGCTCAAGGGCGCCGACGGGAGAATAAAGAGAAATCCACCGCCCTGCTGGTGGAGCGCGGCATAAAGTTTGAAAGCCGGAACGATGGCTTACACTTAATGATCGAAACGGCAAA